CCTGCTCAGCCTCGGGAGTGGCCTCGTTGATATCACTGATATCGTACCTATCCCCGATATGCTGCAGGGCCAGCTTTGCGATTTGGACCTTGCTGGCCATGGCTTAATCCTCGGACTTGGCAGCCTTAGACCGTTTGGTGTCTGGCGTCGGTTTGTAATCGCGCCTCGGCCGGCTGTAAGGTTTGCCGTCGATGCTCTCGACATCATACCTCGGAAGCACGATGTTGTCTGCGACATCGTGCGCGGTCCCCCTCCGGTACCGTCTGGTACCGTCGAAGAAGTCCTCCCGGAAAATTACTTTAGGCATTGCATATCTCCTCTATGCGGGGGAAATGGTGGGGGCCGAGGCCCCCACCACCGTCTTAGTTGGCCGCGTCAGGATACGCCTTCCAGCCCTTCGGATCGAAGGTCAGAAAAGCGTTGATCTTGCCCGCAGTCAGGGCCGCCGTGCCGACGTTCTGCTGGACGCCCAGATACCGCTCGTAAGCGACAGAGCCTTCCAGAGGAACGGCAACGACGATCTCGTAGCCTGCAACCAGAGACGCCTTCGGAATGGCGGCGCTGGCGTAGTGCAGCGTCTCCGTACCGTTCGCCGCAAGAGTTGCGGAGCCGTCGGAGACAAGCTGGAACGACACAGTCGCCGAACCAGCCGAAGTGACCGCCGTGTCCACCTGAATAACCAGATAGAGCGGCTGGCCGTTGCCAAGATCCTGCGGCGTAGCGCCGAGGTCGATGACATCGCCGACGGCCGCGAGGCCCGTGCCGGCGGTGCTGAGCGCGGTGGCGTCCGCAAACTCAAGACGTTCGTCCATAATCATGACGATATTTCCTTCCTTCTGGGGTTAGGCCACGGTGGCTTCGTTGGTGCGAAGCGCATCGCAACGACGGATCGGAATGCCGCCCCACGAGGTCTGCATCGTACCGCCGACCATGTCGACAGACAGGGTCGAGTTCTGCACGGCGTTCGCGGTCTGACGACGCAAGAACGACATGACCTGCTTGTCCATGTACCACGCGCAACGGCCGGCCGAGGTGCTCGGCAGTTCCGTCCACGCCTGATGCATGAGGTCGTTCAGGTCAGCGCCCGTCGAGATGTCGGACGTAAGCAGCGAACGGTCGATGTTGGCAACGCGCACGACATAGCGCCAGTCGCGGACAGAGAGGCCCACGTCCCAGCGATAGTGCGTGCGGTACGCCTGCATACGGCCGTTGTTGCCGTCAGCGTTCTCAATGGTGACTTCACCAAGATCGCGCTGCTGGATGCCGGCCTTCGAGGCCTTCGGGATGATGCCGTGGCAGGTATTCGGGCCCCAGCAGATCAGCCAGATGGAGGCGTTGTCAGAGCCTGACCCACCGCCTGCAATGATGTTGTCGCCATTTTCAGCCGACAGGCTGTTGTAGCGAGCAGCAAGGCCGGTGAACTCTTCCGGCGCAGTGCTTTCATCACCGTAGAACAGGGTGGAGGCGAACTCCTGATTCATGCCCTCGATGTGCGGACGGTCTTCCTGAAGACGGAAAGCGGCAGGGTTGCCGGCCATATCGACCAGCGCCTTGTCCACTTCCGAGTAGTCTTCCATCATGCCCGTGTTGTCAGTGACTTGCACCGCACGGCTCTTCGTCGGCTGCACGCCGCCGTAGAGCTTACGCCACGTCGGGGTCGGGAGACCCGAACGGATCGAGGTGCGGTGACCGGTCGTCAGGTTGCCCTCAAGGAAGGTCATGTCCATGAGGATTTCGTTCGTGGCGTTGAGGATTTCCACAACGTCAGCGATGGACCCGTCGGGATCAGTGACCTTTGCGAGGTCAGCGAGCGTCGGGTTAGAGGTGCCGAGGACTGCCATTGGTAGCTCCTTTACTCAGCAGGTTTAAACATAGTGGGGTAGATCCTCTCGTATCGGTTGCCGACTTCGGATTTCGTTTCTCCGCTAATCAGCTCGCTCTCAGAGACGGCCTTACCCACTCGATAAAACAGCCGGATAACCTCGGGGTGATTGCCGAGGCCCAGCCCGTCTGGGTTGCTGGCTGAGGGGCTGTCGATCAGTTTAGCCAGCTCGGGGCTGGCGTACTTCTCCATAGCCTTCTTGGCCAGACCAAGGTTCTCTGGCAGCTTCTCGCCGCCAAGCTCCTTGTCAACCTTAGTTGCGTCAGCCCAAGACGAAATACGCTCGCCATAAGCCTCAGCCATCGACTTCTGCGCGTTTGCAGAACGATCGATGTCGTACTCGATGAGCTTCTGGAACTGGTCCTGCGAAAGGCCGAGGCTGTGGGCGTATTCGCCGAAGGCCTCAAGTTTCTCAGGGTCAATTTCCAACCCATCTGGCGGCGTGAACTCGTATTCCTCCGGTGCCCCGGTGGCCTCGCCCTCGCCTTCTCCGTCACCCCCGTCACCCGACAGCAGGGTCTTGGATTCCTTCTCGCTGGGCGTCTCCTCAGCCACCTCAGCTTCTGCAGGGGACGCCGCTTCTACAGGCTCCTCTACAGGTGTCTCTTCAACAACTACTTCTTCGTCAGCCATGTCTAACTCCTCAGCTATTGGCTACATAGATTATAAAAAAGTCAGCAAACACTAGGTTGTTTGCCCCAGAACTAAACGCTCTAGCTTCGATATCTGTTTTCTCTGCAAAAGGCACAGGGAATACAAAGTCGAGATTAATCTCACCACGCTGTAGGGTGATCTTGGCTGCGGTACGGAAGACGCTTCCAAAAGGACGCTGCACTAAGCGTGCAGTGATGTATTGGTTGATATTGGCGGTGCCTGACCCGACGTTGCCCTTCAATAGGTAACCCGTGTAGCCGGCAGGTACGGTCCAGACAGCCATAAGCGACTGGTTATCACCAAGCTGTATATAAGCGTAGACCGTTGCTGGAACGCCGGCCGACACAACACCGGTCCCTACGTAAATGTCTCCGGCGGCCGTTCCGCCGCTACCCGCTGACACAACGAAGGCCCTATTAACCCGGAGAAATGAGGCGCTAGTCAGAACCGAGGTTTGGCCATTCAGTGTGACGATCTCGGATATTTCATTGTAATCCGCGTCAAGGCCCGCGACAGAGACAGTGCGGGCACCCGTACCAGCGGCCGTATCGTCAACGCTACTACTGGATACGCTCATCTGAATGGCTGCTGCGGGGTGCTCATATATACCGCCGTAATCCCAGATAGTCTCCTCAGATCCGTTGATATCTGCGTTGAAGCCAAACTTAAAGACAGAACGGGTCCCGGTAACCGCACCAGCGCTTACCGCAGACAGGTATAGAAAGTCAGACGTAGGCACAGGGCTACCCGGAGAGGCGTTGACAAACGTCCCGTCGCGCCGTTCGTGCAGGCCGACCCGAGCGTAGCGGTTCAGATTGAACGGTCCCGGCTCAGTACTAGGCGGATAGATGTGCGTCGGGTTAACCATCGAAGTGGTTCTCCTCCAGCATCTTCAGATAGGCCTTAGGGTTGTTAGCCCTGAGCTGCTCGTGGATCACCCGCCCAATCGATCTAGCGCCTTCGTTAAAAGCCGTCGCGTCAAAGCTATTGGGGACATAACTCTGAGACGACATGTGACCCGCCTCAAAGATAAGTCGATACAGCCAACGACGCCCGCGAGGCTGAGAAGCAATAAAATCAATGTCCTTCTCAACGTCTTCCTCGTTCTTTTTGGCCTTGGCTATGGCCTCGGGGTCGCTGGCGTCATACGTCATACTACGCTGGCTCCGGTACCCAGCAGATCAGTGAGAGCGTTGGGGTTCTGCGTATCCGTCTCGGACAGGACCTTGGCCCCCTGCGCGAGCTGGCCAGCCTGCTGCATGGCCTGCATCTGCTGCTGCTCCTCGGCGCGCGCCTGCCTCTTGGCCTGCAGCTCCTCGTCGGAGATGATGACATCCGGGCTGGTGCCGAGGATGTCGGCGTACTGCCGGAGGGCCTCGTCGCTGTTGATGCCGTCGACGATCTCCGGGAACACGGCAACGAGGTTGCCGGCAAAGCCCATGACACGTTCGAGACTGGAGGCGGCAACAGCCTGCTGGGCCTGTGCGAGAAGCGAGATATACTCGACCTCAAGCTCCTCACCCGCCAGAGCCTCGGGAGGCTCCGGGAGGAGACCGGCCTCCAAGGCATACTCGAACACGTCATCGAGCAGGGGGTCCAACAGCTCAACATTAATACGTTGGAGCACAGGGCCCAGCAGCACGAGTTTCTCTTCATGGCGTTCGACCACCTCGGTGGCGGTCATCTGCCGGCGGTCGGAGTTGATCATCATCGCAAAGAGGTCAGCGTAGAAGCCGCGCTGGATGCGCTGCTGAACCTCGGCAATGTCCACCTGCAGTTCGTTGATACGCGGCTGCACCTGATACGCCGGCACAAACCCCTGCCCGCCCTGCATCGGATCCACGTAGGTCGTCTGGCCCGGGAGCACCGTGGACGGCTTCCCCTTCAGGCTGGTGGGCGCAACCATCGGCGGGTTGACCATCTTGTCGATGGCCTGAGCCTTGCGCTTTTGCTGGTGCTGCAACTGCTTAATGTCACCCAGCGTATCCATGCCCGGACAACGTCCGTACACGTCGCCGCTGAGCACGTCCCAGCGGGGCACATAGGCGGGGAACTTGCGGTAGCCGCTCTCCATGAGCAGCGCGTCGCTCTCGGAAGCCAGCTCTAAATAGCAGCTCTTGAACGGCATGTTCAGGTTGTCGTCCTTGCCGTAGTCCCGCTCCCCCATCAGCCGTGGCTCGATGACGTGCAGGATTTCGACCAGCTCGTCGTAGTTGCTCTGATCCCACAGCCGGCGGGTCGCCTTGCTCACCCCGGTCCAGTCCATTGCGCCCGTGTCGGGGTCGTGCACGAATTTCTGCACGATCTGGCCGACGGTCATGGTGAAGTGCCGGCCGAGCGTATCGACGACGCCCTGATCGTTTTCGGCGATCACATACTCGCCGGCGGTGAACGGCCGAAACCGGATCACGTCATCGAACGACGGCTGCCTGTAGAGCGGAGCGGTGCCGAACGCGCCCAGCTCCGTGTAGACCGTGTAGATCGAGTTGTAGAAGTTGGACTTGTGCAGGATGGAGCGCTCGATCATCTCGACCTGAGACAGCCAGCGGCGCACGTCGCCGTTGTTCATCAAGTCGTCGCTCACCTTGCGCCGGTGCCACGGCCTCGCCGGGGATGTCATGCCAGACATCAGACCGGCCGCCATGACCCGCAGGGCCTGCGTGCCAGTGCTGTCGATAATCTTGGTGGTCCGCTTCCGGCCACGGCTGTTCTGGCCCTCGATCAGGTACCGGCCACGGCGCGGGGCGATGTAGTCGCTGATCTCCATCCAGTGAGACCGGAACGACGAGCGGTCGTTCTCCAGCTTCACATAGCGGCGGTAGAGCGCGGACTTTTTGCCCTTCAGCGGGATCGTGGTGTGCAGATTATCGACACTGGGCAGCGGCATGGCGCTATTCCTTCATCGTCGGGTACATGCGCTCGGCGGCTTCGTCTGCGCCGCTCTCCATGAACTCCATCTCAAGGATCTCCAGCGTGGCCGACGCGTCGCCACGGCTCTTCGTCACAGTGGCAACGCGGACCTTGCAGTGGATCTCCCGCGTGTCGCCGGGGGAGCCAATGTCCCCCAGCGCAGCGAGCTGCTCCTTGCCGAGATAGATAGTCGGGAGGTATTCATCCTCCTCGGCGAACGGGTCGGTCATCAAAGTGCCGCCCGCGTCCTTGCTGCCCATGTGTGCCATGATCAGTTACCCAGCAGGGTCTTCTGGGTCGTCGCGGCGGTGGTGTCGCCCAAGGCCTGACCCGTGACGTTGGTCCCGCCCATCCCGCCCCGCTGGCGCTGGCGGCGGCGCTCATCGGCGCGAGCCTGCTGCACTGCGGGATCGGCCTGCCTCGGAGGCGCGGGCGGCGGAGGCGGCGGAGGCGGAGGCTCGGGCGCGGAACCGCCGCCCATCCCGGGAACAGTGAACAGACGCTTCATCGGGCAAGCTCCTTTGTCAGATGTCGGTACAGCCCGTAGGGGGTGACCGCCCAGCATTTAATGGCCATGACGACCTTGACGTATCCAACGCAGTTGTTGAGCACCACCGGGCTGTAGGACGGCTCGGTGCCGCGCTCGACCCGTATCACCTCGTAACCCTGCTCCTCGTAGTAGGCGGCAAGGTCAAAATCCGCGCCGGCCTCGACCTGCACAATTGGGACGCCGTGATGCCAGTTGACGCTGACCCATACCCCACGGTCCTCATCCCTCAGCGCGCACCAAACGTGCCTGACCCTCTTGTTCAGCAGGAAGGCCAGCGGGTGCGAGTTATCCGCAGAGAAAATTATCAGACCGTCCACAACCGCTCCTGAGAAATAAAATTACTCTATACACTAATTTTGTTACCCTGAGAAGGGGTCATACTCGGCCGTGGTTTCCTGCTGGGAGCCGTGGAAACCCAGCCGGGAGGGGTATACGGGGAAGACGTAGGTCAGCGCCAGCGCGTCCGCCAAGTCCGGCGAGGGCAGCCCCCGCTTCTTCGCGTCCTCCTTGCTCTCCAGCTTCAGCTCGTTACGCAGCGTGTAGCCGTACTCCAGCCCCGTCAAGTCGCTGACCAGATCGGGATCGTCGGGCAGCCGGATGCCGTCCTTGATGGCGTCCCGCAGGTTGCCCCACATCTGTGCGCGGAGGTTGGCGTAGCCCGGCTGGGTCGCCTTGCTGCCGAAGTTGACCTCGATCACGTCGAGACCGAGCTGCCGGCATCGGTCGACGACACCGCCGCCCACGCCGCCGCCGTCGATCAAGACGGCGTCCGGGGCCTTCTGCTTGGCGATCTCGGCGACCTTCGAGGCCAGCGTCATGGTGTCCACCCCTCGGAAGGTGTGCACGCCTTGGCTCTCGGCGTCCCGCCCCTGCCGCAGGTAGATCACGCTCTGGTCGCTGCCGAACCGTGCCACGTCCACCCCCATGACCAGCGGGTCGTGCGGCTGCACTGCGACCTCCAGCCCAATGCAGCCGCGAACGTCGGCCGTGGCGATGAACTGCAGCTCGCCGGCCGATGGGAACTGGCCGAGCACGCGGACCTTCACGAAGTCGCTGTCGATGCCGTAGTCCTTGATCCACTCCTCGAACAGCCGCTTGTTGGTGATCTTCACGTCCCGGCTGTCGATGTTCCTCCGGGTGTAGCGGTGCCGGAACCTGCCCTGCATGTTCTCGAAGAACCGGCCCGTGTTCCGTGTCGGGTTGCCGAAGTCGAACGTCATGGGCTCGCCGTCGGTCAGGCCGCCCTCGCGGACCTCGAAGATCTTGTCGGGCACGGCGGACGCCTCGTCGAAGATGTAGAACGGCGTGGCCTGCGCAGCGTGCAGACCGGCGAACGCCTCGCTGTTCTCCTCGCGGCAGGTCTGGGCGTCGACACGCCATGTCTCGCGGTGATCGAGGTGGTACATGTTCATCGATCCGCCGCCGCTGTTCAGGTGATACCAGTGCTTCGTGATCCCCATGTGGTGCCACTTGGCCAGCTCTGCCCACGTCTTGGTGCGGAGCTGCTCCGACGTGTTAGCCGTCACGATGCCCTTGCTGAACGGCCGGGTGTCCATGATCCACCGGATCAGCCACGCTGTCAGTGCAGACTTGCCGATGCCGTGGCCGCTGGCGGTGCTGAACTGTATGGGGTCGACTGCCGTCTTACCGTCGAAGCCCCGCTTGCGTACCTCGTCGCCTAGATCGGTCAGGAAGCCGACGGCCCAGTCGTCTGGCCCATCGAAGCCGTCGAGCTGCCCTGAACCCCACGGATAGCTGAACAGGACGTGGCCCAGCGGGTCAGCGTAGAACTGCGATATATCGGCCGCGAGATCCACGTCAAAGGACACTGAACAGCCTCCTCAACGCGTATGACCTGATGATCGACAGCACGAAGTAGCAGGCGGTGATCCATGCCGCGTCCATCGGGCTAGGCTGCAAGCCGAACAGCGGCAAGGCCAAGTACGTAAACATCCACGAGATGGCCAGACCGATGAAGCTGTTGGCCAGAGCCTCGATAGCAGATAGCTGCCTCGACTGCCGCCTCATGCGCTGACGCCTTGTATCTGGGGCAGTGAGCACCGGCGCAGGACGCTCTTGTCCATCACGAGGCACTCGCCAGTGAACTGGGACACGGCGAACGGGGTGAGCCTCTCCCACACTAGGATGGATATGTCATCCGGGTCCGTCTCAAGTAGATAGCAGATCTCGTCACTTGTGGCTTCAAATAGCTGAAGCAGCATGTCTTCTGCCAAGCTCCCCATGCACGCAACCATCCAGTTTGTGTATCCGGCGCTCTCGATCTCGAACTCCTCGAACTCATGCTCAAGGAAGTGGATCATAGTCTGCATCCGTCATCCGATGGGCTACAGGCTCTATCCCGCTGCAGGCGTAGGCTGGATGCTCAGGGTCATTGCTGCTCGCCAGCTCTTTGGACCCGCACTTCATACAGACGCGCATCCGGCCAGATCCGGGCATGGGGTCGCCCCACTGGTGGGCAACCGGTCGCGACCCCGGATGCGCTGCTCTCGCGTATTCGTCTCTCATGCCGCTGACCTCGTGCCTTTGCATTTCCACCGCTTGCGCGATAGGCGCAGCGGAGAGTTAGGATCTCGC